ATGATTTATTGCGTTTTTGTTGGCGCATCAGCGTCGATCTCCGATGAATTGCATAAGATTGAAAAGGGTCGGCGTGATGTCAAAATGATAGCGCCTGCCGTAAAAAAGAGTGATGTTGGCCTTGGGGAGCGATCGATAAACTTGGCTTTCAAAACGGCAATGGAGGTATTTCGAAAAGATGATATTTCCGAAGAAAAGTGCAGGTTGGTGGTTATTTCATACCCATCGTCAAACATTAGTATAGTAAGAAGGCTAATTTCCGCATTTGGGGCTGCTGCCTGGATCCAGTTCATAAGTAATGACAACTTCCACAAAGCAAGTAAATTGCGAAACGAGGTAGAGGTTGCTTTGAAAAAAGTTTCCCCAATGCTTCACGAAGTATCGAGCGAAGTCTTTGGTCGTCGAAAGAGCTCTCCACTTACCCTCCCTTTGAAGAACTTCTCCGCGCCAATTGTCGATGAAATGAAGCAGCACTGGTACCAATGCGGTAGCCAAGAAGAGTTGCAAAAGAAGATCCAAAAACTCCGAGCCGGGTTCTCTGCACGCCGACAGAGTGGAGAGTGTGCTTTTATGGACGACAAAGGGCTATCATTCGCTCCGGCCGCAGATGGCGAATGCCATGGACTCGCCCACCCAGCGGGAAATTCCGATAAGACTTTTATTCGCGGAAAGTTTCGCTTTGGAGTGTCTTTATTTTCCGGGTTCCACTATGACGTTAAAGATGGAAGGGGAAGGACACTTCAGAGCACTCTCATGGATGCCGATCGTGGAGCGAGAAAACTCAAAACGGAAAAGAGAAAATACATCAATATTCACCCCAATGATGTACTACTGCCCAGGGCATAGTTCGGTGCAGCACATATGTGCTGCACCTTAAGCTATTTTCTGAGCTTTTGCCGCGGAATAGCCTAAAAATAGACTTTCGCCGTGTGCAGAACATACGATCTTTTGGCCATGATCGAAGCTGCACTCTTGCAGATCCTCTGAAGCGCCGTGCTCAGCGACTAGACGCTTTTCAGACTCACTGCCGGACAGGGCACACCGCTTGTTTGGCAACTGTCAACCGCAGAGTCAAGCTGTGTATTTGAGACAAAGCTATCTGTGCCCAGGAGAACTTATTGAAAAATCTTCAAAATGTGCGGAAGGCCTGCTCGGTGGGACGCAAGGTCGTCGCAGGGGCAGCACAGTCGCCAACCTTCTTGTCAGCAGATGTTTGGAAAACTGTAAGTGAATAGATTTGTTGGGATTTCTCCACGTTGGGGCTGCGGATGGGGTTCTTGAGGGTTAGATTATCCCTGTCTGCGCGATGTCCGGTTCCTGCGCAGAGCCGCCGTTCGTATAGGGTGCAGCGAACGGCAGCTTGCCGCCCTTCATGTCCCACACAGCCGCCCGGTCATCGCCACCAGTTCCCGCTCCTCCGCAGCGGACTGCACCAGGCCGTAGCTCGCGGCGAGCCGCTTAGACCGCAGGACATACTGACAGCGGAACCTCTCAGGCCCGCCACCCCCTGACCGCCTCGCCGATCCGCCGCCCGATCTCGCCGGGCGAGGGCGCGATCCATCCGATCAGGGCGACCAGGACGATCCAGGGCGGGATGACATTGACGATGACGGTGTCGACGCGGTCGGCGCGGAGGCGGTTCTCGGATTGCTCCTGGCGGATCTCGCGGGCGCGGGGCCGAACGATGCTGGGGGCGTTCTCGACCTTCTGGCCCTGCACGTTTTCGGCCCCGGCCTGTACATTGGCGGCGATATTGGGGCCGAGCGGCAGGGGCAGCCCACCGCACCCCGCCAGCAGCAGCGCCGCGAGGAGCGCCCTCATGCGCCGTCCCAGCGAAACGGCACGTCGGCCGGCACGCCGTCGAGCCCCTCATGGCAGAGCTGGCGGGCCTTGTTGCGGCGGATCAGGAGGCCGCGAATGCCCTTGCCCCCGGCGAAGCGCCAGCGCGGGAGCTCGTCGCAGGCGCCGCGCAGATCGCCCGCATTGAGCTTCCGGATCAGGGTCGAGCGCCCGGCCGCGCCGAGCCCGACATTATAGGCCCAGTCCAGAATGCCCACATAGCTCCGGTCCGGGATCAGGGCCTCGACGGGATCAGCGATCAGCCGGTCGAGCCCGGCCTCGAACTCCGCGAGCCGCCCGGCGAACATCGCCCGGCACTCGGCGGGCGTGTAGCTGTCGCCGAGCTCCACACCGCGGGTCTCGCCGAAGCAGACGGTCGGCACGCCCACGATGTCGAGATAGGCCTCTGTCTTCAGGCCCTCATTGCCGCCGATGAAGCTCAGCGCGAGGGCGGTGGCGGCCGCGCCGCGTTTCAGGATCCTGCGCATGGGCTTACTCCATCCTCTGGGCGATCAGCCGGGCGGCGAAGGCGGCTGCGGTCACCAGCGCCGAGAGCCCGGCAAAGAGGCCGCGGGGCAGGCCTGTCGCATCGGGCGAGGCGAGCGAGAGCCCGGCCTCGGCGCCGGACAGCAGACCTGCGATCAGGATGAGACGGATCGACCAGGCGCGCCGGATCAGCGCGCGCCACTGGGGCACGAGGTGCATGGGGGATCTCCTGTGGTTGAGGGATCAGCGCGGGACGCGCTGCAGGACGGTCTTGATGTCGGCGCGAAGCTCGCGGAGCAGCGCGTTGGTCTCCTCGCGGTCGCGCTGGCGGGCGGTGAGATCCTCGGCGCGCTGCCGCTGCCAGCGGGCCTCGAGGGCGCGGATCTCCTCGGCCAGCCGGGCGGTCTCGCGGTCGAGCGCGGCGGTATTGGTCCGCGCCCGGGCCTCGAGCCGCACCGACCAGACGGCCAGTCCGAGCAGCGAAAGCATCACCGCCCACCAGTCGCGGATCTGCGTGGTCAATTCCTGCATGGGGCCTCCGGAGGATGGGGACAGGGAGGCCGGTCAGCTGACATCGCGGCCGATGACGAAGCTGTCGGTCGGCCCCGAGAAGATCTCGACCGTGCCCGCAGCGAAGGATCTGTTCCTGTTTCTGCCGAGCCGGATCTGCATGCAGCTCGGACGGCCGACCAGGTCTATGCTGCCCGAGACCGAAGAGGCCTCGTGGCCCCAGGTCGCGGTGGAATTGCCGTAAGAGACCATCATGGTCCGGCGCCACGCGGCCTCGATGTCGTCGAAGGAGATATAGACCTGTCCCTGAAGCGTGGCTGGGCCGCGCGAGGGATAAAAGACAAGCTCTGTCCAGGCGTTCCAGGAGGCGCCGCCATCGGTGCTCATGCGGATCTGCAATCCCTCGCCCGATCGGAGCACGTTCGGGTTCATCGCGAAGCGGATCACCGCGCAACTGGCATCGGTCAGATCCATGTCGGGCCATCCCCGGCCCGGCGTGCGCGATCCATCGCCTCGATCTCGAAGGCCAGGCCGCAAGTCGGGCCGTCCGGAGCGACATGGGGGATGACGTCGAGCGCCATCGCCATGCGCCGCGCGGTCAGGTCGCGGTCCATCACCGGCGGCACCGCCAGCGCGGCGGCGGCCGCGATCAGCACCTGATCGGCGCGGGTGAGCGGGGCCTCAGCCATCGAGATCGGCCCTGTCCTGCCAGGCGTGGCGGGTAGGGGCGGCCGTGCAGCGCCGCAGGATCGTTTCCTGCAGGGCTGCTCCGGCGGCGGCGGGGGCCGTATCGTGATCGGCCAGAAAGCGTGCGATGGCCGCGCGCAATTCCTCGTCGCCCGATCCGAGCCCTGCCAGCGCGAGGCGCAGGCGGTCCCGGATCGACACCGGGCGCTGCCGGGACTGCATGGCAAGCGCTGTCGCCTGGAACTCGGCCGCGACCTCGGCCCGGACAGTCATGTCCGGCCCCCCTTGAAACGTGCCAAAAACTTTTCGGCCCGCGCCTCGAAGACGCGGGCGGCGGCGCGGGCTCTGCCCGCGCGCACCTGGTTGAAGCGTCCGGCGATACGCCAGTAGATCCGAATTGCCAGTGTCATGCCGTTTGCTCCGGGTCGAAGAGTTCGAAGACGGTCTCGGCGCCCGCGAGCGCCAGCACCGCGACGACGTAATGCAGCCCCGGCGCGTTCTCCGAGCGCAGCCAGTTCCGCACCGTGCGCGGGTTCACAGGCCGCTGCGCCGTGTTCAGCGCCTCGGCCACAAGATCGGCCAGTTGGGCCTCGCTCGTCGCTTCGGGGAATGACCGCCAAAGCAGCGAGGCGAACCATTTCCGTTCCCGCTCCTGCGGGTCGCGGAACTTCTGGAAGGACTTTTGCATGACGGCCCCCGTATGGTTGATCCGTGCGAAAGGGTTTGGGTTTGAAATCGGAGGGGTGGATGTCGTCATCATTGAGGTTCCTCCGGAACGGGAAATGAGTGATCGAAGCAGAAGCGGTGCGGTGCGCGACCGACAGGGTGGGGAGGGCGGCACATCAGGCAGCCTCCCCGCTGGGCGTGGGGTGCGTGCGCATGTAGTCGCGCAGCCTGTCGACGACCTTCATCGTCGGGCTGCCATCGCCGGACTTCCACGAATCCCACTGGCCCCAGCTTGCCCCGATGGCATCACGCAGGACCTTCTGTGGAGTTTTCGAACAAGCAGCCGCGTAGGCTTCAACTTCTGCGATGAGCTGTTCCATGGCGTCGAAGATGGGGTATTTACCCCATGCCGTCAAGGGGACATTACCCCAGAGCATAAGAAGCTGGAACCGGGGTATTTTCCCCCCATGGACCGTGACCGCTTCAAATCGCGCCTCAGCCAGATCGTTGAGGAAAGAGGGCTGGAAGTTGCTCCTCTCGCCAGGGCCGCTGGCGTGAAGCGCGATGTCGTTCGCGACTTGCTGAGAGGAAAAAAGGAAAGCTTGGTGGTGGAAAATGCCGCCATGATCGCATCGGCTCTGGGGATGAGCCTGGACGAAATGCTCGGCCCGGCGACCGGCAGCCCCACCATCGCCATCGCTGGCAAGGTCGGCGCCGGGGCTCGCGTGCCGGTCTTCGACGCCTACGAGAAGGGTGGCGGCCCGCAGGTCGAATGCCCGCCGGGCCTGTCGCCGCACAACATCGTGGCCGTCGAGATCGAGGGCGACAGCATGGAGCCGGTCTATTCGGAAGGGGATCTGCTGTTCTACACCCGCTGGTCAGAAGGAAGCGTCCCGAGCGAAGCTATCGGCCGCCGCTGCGTCTGCGAGTGCGAGGAAGGCTTTGGCTGGGTCAAGGTGGTGCGCCAAGGGCGGGAGCCCGGGCTGTTCGACCTGCACAGCTTCAACGACCAGACCCCGCCGATGTACGGCGTCCGGCTGAAATGGGCAGCGCCGATCAAGCTGCACTGGCCGGCCGAGCTAGCGCGCAGGGTCTAAGCGTCACATTTTTCAGAAAAGGCCGAGCATTTTTCAACAAATTTCCCTTGGTTCCCAACGAGATTGAAGGCGCCATGGCCACCAGATCGCGGCCAAACCTCCATGGCGGCTTTGCCATTGCGCCATCGGCTCAGAAAATCTGTCGTTTGGCGCAGCGCAACTACCTGATCATCAGCCGGATGCAGGATCAAGCACGGCACTTGAGGAAGGCTGTCGCAATAGAGATTTGGGGAGATGTCATCTAAGCCCGATGTCGGGATCTGTTTATTTGAAAATCCGCCACGGGTGGTATCGCATACAGGATTGACCAGAAGTATTCCGTTAAATGTTTTTTCCGGCATTGCACGCAAAATATGCAATGCAAGCAGGCCGCCAAAGGATGCGCCGCCAACAATCAAGCGCCGGTCATGAGGAAGTTTTTTCAGAAATTTGTGGACAAAGCTTTCTGCATCGGAAATGGCGTCAAAGACGCTGGAGCGATCACGTGAAAGCACACGATAGGAAGGCAGAATAAGTCGAATTCCTTTCTCTGCCAAGGGTTTGCCAGCCCAGACTAAAGACAACGGCTCCCCCGCAAACGCCCCGCCGCCATGAAAGAAAATGATATCCACTTTCTGGTTATGTATTTGGAATATAAGGCTTTCACGCTTGCCGAAATTCAGGCGTGATTCAGTAAAGGCAAACCCCGCCTCTTTTGACTTCTTCTTTCTATTGCCCCTGTCTTTGTACCGCTTGAACACGGCGTGGCTTTTTAATGATTCAAGCACGGGGGTAACGACTGCAGATGTCTTGGACGCCACACAACTTTTCCTCATCCCGGGGCACGGCGCCCTCTTAGCTCAACCACCACTCTCGCTAGACTTCCAGAGTCGTCCGCTCGTGTGAAGTCGTCGCCTGCATTATGCGTCCTTCTGTCCGCTCGGGCGATACCGTGTCAGCACGCAGCTGATGGGTGCAGGATAGCTCGGACCGAGGGTAGGTACTAGGTCAGGGGTAATATCCCCACTTGATGCTTGACATGGGGATATTACCCCATTTAAATTCTCCTTATCGACCACAGAAGGGGACACCCATGAAGACCATCCTGACCACCGCCGCCGCGCTGGCCCTGCTGGCAGCACCTGCGCTCGCCGCGACCGAGACCACCGAGGATCTGCGGGCGATCCGCCAGCCCTCGGCCGACAGCCAGGGCTGTTTCGCACCGATCCCGGGCACCAATGCCTTCCAGCGCAGCAACGCGCCGGGCTGCATCTATTACGTCGCCCCCACCGGCAATGACCACGACCGCGCCGCCTCCGACCCGAGCGAGGGCGGCGAAGGTGAGGGCGGCGAAAGCTCCGATCCCTGAGCATCGGTGCCCCGCCCCGCGCGGGCGGGCATCCCATGCCCAGACCCGGAGGACACCATGCCCCGCATCCCCAAAATCCCAGACCTTCCTGCAACTTACGGCTTCGGCACCTGGCGCGATGCGCTGCTCGGCCTGTTCATCGGCCTTGCCTTCATCGGCTCGGCCGGGGGCGGGCTCATGCTGGCCCGGATCGCGAAGGCCAGCCTCTGATGGCCGCGATCCTCACCATCGCCCCGCAGATCGCCGACCGGCTCGCGGCCGAGGCCGCCGCCGCCCGTATCGAGGCCAACACTGCCCGCGTTGCCGCCAAATCGAACGCGCGGGACGGCAAGCCGCTGCTCGCCCGCGCCGCTTTCGCCCGGGCCGAGCGGCTGCAGGGCCGGGCCGTCACCCTCGGCGCCCTGGCCGCGCAGGCCCGGGCAGGGGGTGCCGCATGAGCATTATGGACAGCATCGCCCCGCCGCCAGACGCGCCGTTCGAGCCCGCGACCCCGATGATCATCGACAGCTTCGCGGGCGGCGGCGGGGCCTCGACCGGGATCGAGATGGCGCTCGGCCGCAGCCCCGATGTCGCGATCAACCACAGCGGCCCGGCGCTGGCCCTGCACCAGGCCAACCACCCGGAGACCCTGCACCTCAACAGTAACATCTGGGACGCGGACCCGCTGAGCGTGACCGGCGGGCGTCCTGTCGGGCTGCTCTGGGCCAGCCCGGACTGCAAGCATTTCTCGAAGGCCAAGGGCGCGGCGCTCTGCGACCGCAACATCCGCGATCTCGCCTGGGTCGTCGTCAGATGGGCCGAGGAGGCCCGCCCCGACGTGATCTGCATGGAAAATGTCGAGGAGTTCGTGACCTGGGGGCCTGTCGGCGAGGACGGGCGGCCGATCCGCGAATTTGCGGGCATGACCTATGAGCTCTGGGTCAAGCGGCTGCGCAAGGCGGGCTACAAGGTCAAATGGCGCGAGCTGCGGGCCTGCGACTATGGCGCGCCCACGATCCGCAAGCGCTGGTTTTGTGTCGCGCGGCGGGACGGCCGGCCCATCGCCTGGCCCGCGCCGACCCATGGCGATCCGGCCAGCCCGGCGGTCCGCAAGGGCAGGCTGCTGCCGTGGCGCGCGGCCGCCGACTGCATCGACTGGTCGCTGCCCTGTCCGTCGATCTTCGACAGCTCGGCCGAGATCATGGCCCGGCACGGCCTGCGCGCGGTGCGCCCGCTGGCGAAGAACACGCTCGCCCGGATTGCCAGAGGCATGCGCCGCTATGTGCTGGATGCCGAGCGGCCCTTCATCGTGAACCTGACCCACGGCGCCCGGACCGAGGATCTGGCCCAGCCGCTGCGCACGATCACCGGCGCCAACCGGGGCGAAAAGGCACTGGTGGCGCCCAGCCTGACCCGCTTCAACGGCGGAGCCACGGGCGCCGATCTGCGCGACCCGATGCCGACCGTCACCGCGAACAGCTGGATCAAGCGGCCCGGCGGCGCGATGCCGCTGGGGATCGTCACGCCGCATCTGCTGAGCCTCAAGGGCTCGGCCCGCCGCGATGGCGCCGCCACGGCGCCGCACCCGACCGTGCTGGCCGGTGGCGGCCACAGCGCCGTGGTCGCGCCGGTCCTGACCTACGCCCAGCAGGGCGGCGGCAACCGCTCGGCCGAGGCTCCGCACCACACGATCTGCGCCTCGAAGAAGGACCAGAACAGCCTGCTGGCCGCGACCATGGTTCATGTTGGCAATGGCGAACGGCCCGGGCAGGCGCCGCGCGCGCTCGACATCGGCGCGCCGCTGAATACCGTGGTCGCGGGTGGCGTGAAGCACTACCCGGTGGCGGCCTTCCTGGCGCAGCAGAACGGCGGGCCGCGCATGGCCACCCATGCCGGGCATGACCCGCGCGCGCCCCTGTCGACGGTCGCCGCCAGCGGCAGCCACCAGACGCCGGTCGCGGCATGGTTCGCGAAATATTACGGCACCGGCGACGGCGCCCGGATGGACGCGCCCTGCCACACGGTGACGGTCAAGGACCGCATGGGGCACATGCAGGCCGATCTGGCCGCGCCACCCTTCGCCCCGGAACACGAGGCGAGGGCGCGCGAGGTGGCCGAGTTCCTGCGCGCCCATGGCGTCTGGGACGGCGGTGCCTTCGTCACGCTCGAGATCGACGGGCAGAGCTTCGTCGTGATCGATATCGGCATGCGGATGCTGAGCCCGCGCGAGCTGTTCAACGCGCAAGGCTTCCCGCCCGACTACGTGATCGAGGGCGCCTGGGAGGGGCTCGACGGCGACGCGCCCACTTTCCGTCCGTTTTCCAAGGATGTGCAGATCAGCTGCTGCGGCAACTCGGTCTGCCCGCCCGTCGCGGCCGCGATCATCGCCGCCAATTGTCCCCACCTGACCGCATCCAGGCAAGAGCAGGAGGCCCATGATGCCGTCTGAGATCCTCACCCGCAGCTTCGGCCGGTTCGAGGCCGAGGCGACCCCGGCCGAGGCCCGGCTGATCATCCGCGATGACTGCAAGGACGTGATCCGGCTCTTCGGCCGCGACCTGATCCGCAGCGCGCTGCTGGGCGGAAGCTGGACGCCCGACATCGAGCGCGCGCTGCGCTGGGGGCTCGAGTTGATCGAGGCCGAGCTCGGCGAGGATCTGCGCTACCGCGCGGGCGTGATGGCCGCCGTCAAGCTCTGCTGGCGGCTGCGCCTTACCAATGACCCGCGCCGCGCGGAGAGGCTTCTGCTGGGCGATCCGGAGGCCGGGCAACCGCCAGTCGAGCCTCGGATCTGTCCGGCCTGCGGCGAGCTGGTGACTGACAGCCTGGGATGCGGCGGCGGTATCTGCTGGGCCTCAGCCGCCTTTCCGAAGCCGGTCGAAGACCCCGCCGACAAGGCGTTCCGCGAAGCCGTCGCCGAACTGGTCGATTGCGCCATGAAGGAGGGAAAACCCGATGCCTGACATCCACCAGCTTCCGCCCCTCGATCTGCACCAGCCAGCGCAGCGTGGATACTGCGACATTTGCCGTTTCGGGGCCGTCGCGGCGGGAAAACTCGCGAGCGAGGAGGGCGCGCCATGAACAAGCATCTTCGCACCGACGACCGCGTGCGTCGCCTCGTCTCTGCCGTTGAGGCATGCGGGAAAACTGTGCAGCGTGTCATTGTGAGGGGCAGGGAGGTCGAGCTGATCCTGCTTCGCGACCAGGACGAGATCGACGAATTCGAAGCGATGGATCTGAGACGATGAAGCGTGACTTGCCGAAGCATGTCTATCGAAAGGGAACGGCGATCTACTGGCAGCGCCGGGGCGAGCCGACCGTCCGGATGGAGAACCAGGAACTGACCCCGGCTTTCTGGGCGGAATATGCGCTTCGGCTCAAGGGGCCTGTCCGCGCACCGTCCAAGCGTACCTTCAACGGGCTGATCGACAGCTACCGCCGATCCGAGCGCTACACCTCTCTGGCGCCCCGAACCCGCAAGGATTACGAGCGCGTGCTCTCCGTGATCGAGGCGAAATGGGGCGCTCTCGATCCGGTCAAGGCGCAGCGCAAGCACTTCATTGCCTTGCGCGATGCCAACGCTGACGCGGCCCGATTCGCAAACTACGTGGTTCAGGTGTCCCGTGTCCTGATGGAGCATGCCATCGACATTGGCATGGTGTCCGAGAACCCGGCCAAGGGCATCAAGCAGGTGAAAGGCGAGACGATAGATCGTCGACCGTGGCCCGCTGATCTGGTCAAGGCGTATCGAGACGCTGCGGAAGGGCGCGCGCTACTCGTCTTTGAACTCTGCCTCGGAACCGGGCAGCGGATCGGCGATGTGCTGAAAATGCGCTGGAGCGACCTTGAGAATGGCGGGATCAATGTCCGGCAGAACAAGACCGGCAAGACCCTGTGGGTGCCGTTTACGAAGACATTGCGGGCCACGCTCGAAGCGGCCGACCGCCGCAGCGTTTTCATCCTGACCAACGAACGCGCAACTGGCCCGTGGTCGTACAGGGGCGCCGCGCAGGCGGTCAGGAAGGTGAGGGAGGAGATTGGCGCGGAAGCCTACGACATTCACGCCCTGCGCCACACCGCGGCTTCGGAACTCTGCACCTTGGGGCTGACGGATGAGGAAATCGCATCCGTCACCGGCCAATCCATGGCGATGGTTGCACATTACACCGCTCATGTGAGGCAGAAGGTCCGTGCGCTCAAAGCCCAGGAACGCAGGCTGTAG